ACATGGACGCAGCAAACGCAGCGTCAAGTCTAGGAGAAAAATATGACTGCATTGCTCAACAAGATGATTAAAGAAGCTGATAATTCTAAAGATCAACAAAAAAATTCCAGTATTGCAAAACTTTCAATTCCCGGAGTTGGAGACGTAATTTGCTACCGTATGTACGACATTCGTAGCCATAAAACTTGCTTGCCAAAGAATACTCGTACTGCGTGGAAACTAAATGGCAAAGTAATATCTCAGAACGCTTTATCAGCCTTGGTTGCAAATTAAACTATCCCGGAGAAATCCGGGTTTCTACTATGAACTCAATCGATCCTCACGAAGCAATTAACTACATGATTAAGAACGCCAAAGCCTATGCTCAAGCTAAGGCTGAGGTGACTTACCTAGAGCAGTATCGGAAGTCTAAGAAGGCTATTCTTTTCGCTAGTGCTATGGGGAATACGATTGCTGACAAAGAATCCTACGCCTATAGCCATCCAGAGTATTTGGAGCTACTAGAAGGTCTTAAAGCGGCTGTAGAGGAGGCTGAGAGGCTGCGTTGGATGCTGGTAGCAGCACAGGCTAGGATCGATGTGTACAGAACTCAGGAAGCCAGCAATAGGTCATTAGACCGCATTACTCAATAGGAGGAAATATGAACGAGATAGATGATACCGAACTAGCACAATGCTGCTCCTGTGGGTTTGTAGATTATTGGGATGAGATTCCAAAGGGCAGATGCCCGTGGTCTGAGGATTACCTAACCGAGTGTCCTGAGTGTGGTGAGGTTGATAATATGGCTGACTACACGGTAGAGAGGGCTGCGAGGATTGAGAAGGCACTAGAGAGGCTGAACAAAGCCGCTGAGGATAACGGGGAGCCGCTATGACTGACGCTCTGCTAATGGACATGGTCTATGTCGGCTGCGGCGTCATCTTTGGGTTAATCGTTCGCAAGCTTGTCGTGACGTACTGTAAACGCCCGTGGGTGGGGCTGACAGAGGACGAGGCACTTGCACTTGGCAAACAGTATTACCACAGTCCTGTTTCGCTTATGTACGCTGTCGAAGCCAAGCTGAAGGAGAAGAACAATGGCTAACGCAAAACAACTATTGCAGTTCACATCAGAACTACATAAAAAACGTATAAAGGATTTGCTTTACGAATTACAAGAGCAACCAAAGAAAGAATGGGTAGGGCTGACTCATGAAGAACACATGGAAATCATGACAGGCACGATGACAACATCAAGCAGAATGGCGGCAGTCGAAGCAAAACTAAAGGAGAAGAACACATGACAATGCACACTTACCCGCTAAATGATTTGCGCGAACACGAAACTGATAAAGGTGCATTTTGCTGGTGTAGACCAGAGTACGACGAGGAGTATGACCTGTATGTACATAGAAGCATGGATGGACGCGAAGAGTATGAAGAAGGAAGGAAGCCTACATGAGCGATCCAGAAATGACTACGTTTGGTATGTACCCAGAGCCTGAACCAGTGGCGTGGATTAGTCACAACGCTGGCTTATATCACGGCAAACCAGATGAATCACTTAATCCTTTGCCGCTTTACACTGCCCCACCACAGCGCAAATGGGTTGGGCTGACGGAGAATGAAATCAAACATCTTTGGTACGAAGCGTGTCAGACAAATCTTGAATTAACTTCACAACTTATTGTGCATTTGGCTAGAAACATCGAAGCCAAGCTGAAGGAGAAGAATGGTTTTTAGAAATAAAAAGCTCTTAGAGATACTAAGAAACTTCCCTTGCCAGCATTGCGGAAAACAGGATGGAACGGTAGTCGCAGCTCATTCAAATCAGTTGCGAGATGGTAAAGGAAAAGGTATAAAGGCTAGTGATTACAGGGTCGCTAGCCTTTGTTTTATGTGCCATGCGGAACTCGATCAGGGTAAGAATCTAAGCAAAGCAGAACGTCTAGAAATGTGGGAAGAAGCGCATAGAAAGACGATAGGTTTGCTTTTTGACAATGGACATTTACAGGTGATCCTATGAAAAAGATGTCGAAGATGCAGAAGAAGGTTAGCTCTGTGATGAAAGAGTACAAAGAGGGAACTTTGCATTCTGGCAAAGGCGGTAAAGTCGTTAAATCACGGGATCAGGCGGTTGCGATTGCAATGTCAGAAGGGCGTAAAGCCTCGAAGGGCAAGAAATGAAGCCCGGACTCTATGCCAACATTCACGCTAAACGTAAGCGTATAGAAGCTGGCAGCAAGGAGAAGATGCGTAAGCCGGGATCAGAAGGTGCGCCTACTGCTAAGGCTTTCAAACAATCCGCTAAGACTGCGAAGGGGAAGAAAAAATGATGAAGAACGGAAAGAAGATGTCCGACAAGGAATTGCTAAAGCAGTATCTCGAGGACGAGAAAGAGAAGAAAAAGAACGGTGTTAATGAGATAGAGATTGAAATCAAAATCCCTATGGGCAAAAAGAAGGGTAAGAAGAATGGCGATTAAGCGTGGTTCGGAGGAATTTGCTGGCTATAACAAGCCTAAGAAGACTCCGGGTCATCCTACGAAAAGCCATGCTGTTCTCGCCAAGCAGGGGGAGCAGGTCAAGTTAATCCGATTCGGGCAGCAGGGTGTGTCAGGTTCTCCGGCTAGGGAAGGTGAATCTAAGTCAGAGGAAGCCCGTCGAAAGTCGTTTAAGGCTCGTCACGCCGAGAATATCCAGAAGGGCAAGATGTCTGCTGCGTATTGGGCTAATAAAGTTAAGTGGTGAGATACACCTACGGTTTAGAGCATATCCGTCTCCGAGATTGGGGAGAGGGTGCAGACGTAAGGATCGGTTCATTTTGCTCGATTGGCGATAACGTAGAAATATTTATCGGTGGAAACCATAGGGTAGACTGGATAACGACTTACCCTTTCGGGCATATCCATGAAGAAGAATTCCCTCATCATGGCGAAGGGCATCCAGTTACTAAAGGCGATGTTGTCATCGGGAATGATGTCTGGCTAGGATCGGGCTGCACGATTATGTCGGGGGTAACGATAGGCGATGGTGCTGTTGTTGCTGCGAAATCCGTTGTAACGAAAGACGTTCCTCCTTACGCGATAGTCGGTGGGAATCCGGCTAAGGTTATCAGGCTCCGGTTTACGTTGAGCCAGATAGAAAGACTGCGTAAAAACCCTTGGTGGGAGCTACCAGACGAGCGTATACGCGATTTAATTCCGTTGCTGTGTTCAGATAGGGTGGAGGAACTAATTGCAGCCTGTAACGCTTAATTTAGGCTCTGGTAAGGATTGGCGAGAGGATTGCGTCAATGCCGATATTCAGCAGAGGACTAACCCTGATTGGTGGGGAGATATTTCTAAGGTGCATTTCGGAGCTACGATTGATACCCGATGGGGATCGATGACGATACAGCCAGAGATGTTCGAGAAGATCATAGCCAACGATGTCCTAGAGCATATCCCTGACTTAGTTTCCGCTATGAAAAACTGCTATGACTTACTTAAGTCTGGTGGTGAGTTCCATATCAGCGTACCTTATGACTTGAGTTTAGGGGCATGGCAAGACCCGACCCATGTACGAGCGTTTAACGAGAATAGCTGGTTGTACTACACAGAGTGGGCTTGGTATTTAGGTTGGGAAAAAGGATTTAAGCTCAAGGAATTAGCGTTTGACCTGTCAGAACTAGGTCAGAAGTTAATAACTAGGCAACCAGATAATGAAGTAATTAGGACTCCGAGGGCTGTGGACAGTATGAAAGTCGTTTTATGCAAGCCATAGTCATATGTCATGTAAGCAATCCGGGCATCTCGGTATTGCTAGAGAGCATCAAGGTATATGCACCTACCATCCCGGTTTACATTTATAGTGTTGACGTTGCCAGAGGAGAGAGATTCAAGCGAATCCTTCCCAATGTTATCGTCAGACCCAATACTGGTCGAAATTTTGGAGACTCATATAATGAAGCCATCAGCGACGTTTTTGGAAGGATCGCAGTCGATTCATTGATTGTGGCTAACGATGACGTAGTGCTGAATCCCCAAACTATTGAGTTATTGGGCGAGGACAGGCTGATTTTGAGGGAAAATGCTCATAAAGTAGGATTTTTGGGCGCAAGAAGCGACTATGTATTGCCAGACCAGAACATTAGGTTCCCGGTACATGATGACAGGCAGCAAGGATTGTATTGGGCTAGTGAGGGGCAGATTAAGGAAACGGCTGTCATAGCACCTATATTTGCTACGATAACGAGAGAGGCTTGGAAGGTAGCCAAGTTTCCTAGCACGAATTGGTATTCAGATAATATAATCTGCCATGACCTGCAAGAAGCGGGTTACAGGCATTTCGTAAGCAGGGCGTATGTTCACCATGCCGGGAGTCAAACGGTAGGGATGGATTTTAAGAAATGCCATGAAGAACCTAGGGCGTGGATCAAGGCTAACAGACCGGATATGTACACAGCCATTTACGCATGACACCGAGAGGTAATGCTTGCAGATCAAGAAAATTCCAGTTGAGAAACTAATCCCATACGTTCGGAATAGCCGGACACATTCGGATGCTCAGGTAGCTCAGATAGCAGCCAGCATTAAGGAGTTTGGGTGGACTAACCCGATTCTAGTGGATGGCGAGAACGGGATCATAGCGGGGCATGGAAGGCTATTAGCGGCTAGGAAACTAGGGGCTAAAGAGGTTCCTGTCATTGAGCTATCTCACCTTACGGAAAGCCAGAAAAGGGCTTATGTCATAGCGGATAACCAATTAGCGATGAACGCTGGTTGGGATACAGCGATGCTGACGCTAGAGTTAGCAGATTTGAAAGAATCCGAGTTTGACCTAGACCTGATTGGGTTTAGTGCAGAGGATATAAAGACATTTACACAAGAAATTAACTTTGATGCAGGGTCCGAAGAAGATCAGGGGAAGCTAGACCAGCTTGATCCTAAGTGGATTTGCTGCCCTAATTGCGGTAAGGAGTTTGACGCTCGTGAAGCCTGAATTAAAAATTGATTGGGCTACTCATGAAGCAGTAAAGTTTGCTTGTGAGAAATGGCACTATAGTAAATGCTTGCCAGTTGGTAAATTGGTAAAAATTGGTGCATGGGAAGATGGGAAATATATAGGTTGTGTTATTTTTGGTAGGGGTGCAAACAACAATATGCTTAAACCTTTTGGGTTAGAGCAGAATGATGGATGTGAGTTAGTAAGAGTTGCGCTAAAGAAGCACAGTAGTCCAGTAAGTAAAATAATGGCATTAGCTGTTAGGTTTCTAAAAAAATCACAACCTGATTTGAAGTTGATTGTTTCTTATGCTGACCCAGAAGAAGGGCATCATGGAGGGATTTATCAGGCTTGTAACTGGATTTATACAGGGTTGAGTAGCAAGGCAATAAAGGTCTTTTACAATGGGAAGTGGTCACACAAAAAAACTGTTGATGATGCTGGTGTAAATCAAACTTTTTTGCCGAAAAAGATTGTTGAAGGCAAACATAGATACTTAATGCCACTAGATGCAGATATGAAAGAAAAAGTTGCAAAGTTAGCAAAGCCTTACCCTAAGCGTATGAAGCAGGCAATGGTCGAGTCCATCGATACAGCGGAGGTGCAGCACCTACCCATACGCTCCACTAATTTACAAATTAATAACATTTCCCCTTAACAAAAGAATATTATGTTAAAGCATGAACCGAGTGATGAGCAGAGGAAACTTGTTGAGACATCAGCAGGTCTAGGCTTGCCTCATGAGCAGATAGGTGCGCTAGTAGGGATAGATGACAAGACCTTACGGTTGCACTACCGGAAAGAGTTAGACTTAGGCAAGGCTAAAGCCAGCGCACAGATAGCCAAGACGCTGTTTAGCAAGGCTCAGGGCGGTGATACGACTGCGTTGATCTGGTGGACTAAGGCTCAAATGAGATGGGCTGAGACGCAGAAGCAGGAAGTCACAGGGGCTAACGGTGGCGCACAAGAGATGGTCATTAAATGGGGAGGTAAGCATGAAGTACCGAAAGATGAGTAACTGCCCTATGTGCAGCGCATTTCTGGTCAATAGCAAGTGTCTGAACTGCGGGTATCAAAAGACTGCATGACAGAGATCGTCATTGACTACCTGCCTAGAGAGCAGCAGCTAGAGATACATGATGCCATTGAGCAGCATCGTTTTACTGTGGTGGTTGCCCATCGTCGTATGGGAAAGACTGTTAGCG